TATTTTCCGTCACTCTGCATTTCACGGGCTTGTGACCGTCTACGGCTGCATTAACGGCGGGCCTTTATATAGGCCCTGTAATTTCCGACATATTTTCATTCAGGAAATTGTCTTTCAAAAATTCTTCATAGGTTTTATGGAACCATCTTTGTGCTGCAAACCATTCATATTGTTTCTTTGGTACTGATTCATCAACTATCCGGTCATATTCAGGATCATAATATTTTTTCATGTTCACACCTTCCTTTCTTCAAATGCTACCGTTTTCATAACCTTCAACCACTATTGCAAGTCCAGCTTTTAGTTCACAACAGGTTTCCACACCACAAACAAACGTTCTTTGCCGTTCTTCTCTTGGATAAATATTTGTGATCGGCCTGTCTGCCAGATAGTCAGGAACATCAATTTTATGTTCACCGTCATAATAGACAATCCATCCTTCACCCTCTACTGTTCCAACTGTGAACGGCATACTAACCGCCAGCACTTCCAGAAAACTTTTCAATGTCATACTATTACACCTTCCTTTCTACTGGCATTTGAAAGTTACTTCGTGTCCGGGATTTTCTTTGACCAGCAGCTTTTTCATGTCATCCACCATCATGTTGTTGTCAAGTGCTGCCTGAACTACGTCTACCAGCTTTTTCCCGTCCAGATACGCCCACACTGTTTTCCTTTTTGTCCTTCTCATAATTTCCTTCTTTCTCCCCGGCTTTACCCTGCCGGGGAAGGGATTTTTTTCTATCTGAACTTTCTGAAAGTGAAAACTGTTGTCAGCCCGTTTCTGTGGCTTTCAATTTTCGCTTCGTCCTCATTTACCATCCGTAATGCCTGAATGATTTTTTCAAAGTGCTTTTCTGTTCCGTCCTCAAAATTGCTTTCCTGACCACTTGACCAGAAGAAACGGAAGTCTTTTCTGTAAGCTGCGTATGTGGTGTATGTTCTGGTTTCACCAGTTTTTGCTATGACGGTCACTTCCACATCTTCACCCTGTTCTTCTTCCCGGATCCAGATATTGACGCTCTCACCGTTCATGTTGACTTCCAGACGGTCATTCAGATCACAGATATAAAAATTGTAGTGGTCTGCTGCGGTGCTTCTGTAAATCGGATAACCGGCCCGCTGGCTGCTTTCTTCGTCTTTCTGATAATCTGTAGGAAGCATCTTGTTTGCCGCTTCCCATGCTTCTGCTGTAGTCTTTACTATCATATATTTGACCGCCCTTTCTTTGTGGTTTTTTATTGTAGTTAAGTGTTTGTTTGAAGTTAAGAAGTCTTAACTTCATGTCAATAGTACCATCAAAAGAATTAGCTGTCAACACTTTTTTTAAGATTTCTTAACTTTTTTTCAAGTTCAGTTGAAAAACGCTTAACTTTGCTTTATAATATAGGTGAAATATCAGGAAGGGAGAACAATAAAAATGTCTGATACATTTAGAAACAGGCTGATCGCTGCTATGGAAATCCGGGGGATGCGACAAATAGACCTTGCTGAAAAATCAGGACTTCCAAAAGCACAGATCAGCCAGTATAAAAATGGAAAATATGAACCAATGCAAGATGCACTTTACAAATTGGCAAAAGCACTTTCTGTCAATGTTGCGTGGCTCATGGGGCATGATGTTCCAATGGAAATAGATCGCCAGCAGCTAGAACAGGAAGTTGAAATATGTGACCTGATCAATAGGTGCTATGGGAAGGAAGCATATTCAGTTGTAAAAATGTATCTGGAAATGAACGATAAAGGGCGCAAGCTGGCCTTTGACCTTATAAGCAACTTACACAGCAACCCGCAAAATACTGTTCCAGATAGGAAAAAAGAAAAAGCCGTATAACCGGCATACATGGAAATGTTATCAAAATTGACTTTTAACGGTCATGTCATGGTTACAGTTGGTCACGCTTGAAATACTTCAACCGTAACCGCTGAAAACGCTGTATTTTCAATGGTTTCCGGTCACGGGTTACACATGGTTACGGTTAAAACCCCTACTACTATATATTTTTCTTTTTATACACTGAATATAATAAAAGTGTATTGAAAAATTGAAATATTCAAGCAGATGGGAATTTAACCGTGTCAACCGTAACTTTCCCGTAAAATCAAGGTTTTTAACCGTAACCGCAAGTGTAACCAACCGTAACCATGTGTAACCGCTAAAATAAATAGAACGCTGAAAGTTGGCGCTTCCAGCGTTCCAGTCACTAACCATAGAATGAAATGGTCAGATCCGCAAAATCATTATACCATTTCATTCTGTATTTCACAATGCAGGAAGGAATGATTTTTTATGTCAAAACGCAATCCGAACGGTTACGGCTGCGTAACCAAACTATCAGGCAAGCGATCAAGGCCCTATGTGGTCAAGGTCACTGTGTACGATGCAGAAGGAAATGCAAAACAGGCCCCTGTGGGATATGCGCCCACCAAAACGGAAGCCCTGATCCTTCTGGCCCAGTACAACAATAGCCCGTGGGAAATTGACCGGGAAAAGGTCACGCTTGCGGTTCTATATCAACGCTGGCTGAAAATAAAGGCCCCCAAACTTGGAACCTCAACGCAAAGTTCCCTGAAATCTGCTTTCAAGCACTGTTCCAAATATTACGGCCTGAAATACCGCAGCTTGAAAGCCTATCAGATGCAGGACTGCATTGACAGCTGCGGAAAAGGATATTCTACCCAGTGGGCTATAAAAAATCTGTTTGGACACCTTGACCGCTTTGCCTTTGAAATGAATATCATTGACAAAATGTATTCACAAATAACCACGGCCCCGCCGATACCTGACACCAAACGGGAACCCTTTACCGTGGAACAGGTGGATGCCCTCTGGAAGATAGCGGATCAGGAATGGACTGACACGGTTCTGATCTACATTTATACCGGGTTTCGGCTCACTGAATTGCTGAACATGAAAACTGAACAGGTGAACACAGATGAAAAGTACCTTCAAGGCGGTGTGAAAACTGCTTCCGGTAAAAGTAGAATCGTTCCCATACATTCCCGGATCTGGCCGTACATTGAAAAGAGGATCCAGCAGGGCGATCCGTATCTGTTCAGTTATCAGGGAAAAAAGCTGTCACAATCCAAATACTATGAATTTTGGAACAGTGTCATGGAGAAGATCGGCGCTAATAAAACGCCCCATGAAGCAAGGCACACTTTTGAAACAAACCTTGACAATGCCGGGGGAAACAGGAAGTGTATTGACCTGCTGATGGGCCACAAGTCAAAGGACGTGGGGAACAGAGTATACAACCATAAAACCCTGAATCAGCTGCGCCAGACCATTGATCTTTTACACTGAACTAGAAACAAACTAGAAACAGAAAAAGCCGGAAATGCTTATTTTTCAGCATTTCCGGCTTTTTGAAAAACATTATATCACAAAAAAGGGTTCAGTACAACATAGCGCAAACACTGTATTTATGGGAAAAGTTCAGTCTTTACACGCTAACTAAATCTGTCAAAATCCCCTCAATTAGTAACAAATTAGGAACAGATTTCACAGTAGTCAGGGTTCCCCAAATAGATCCATCCGTTGCGCTTTTCCCGGTATGATTTCAGCAGGCCCCAACTGCCGGAAATCTCCACAATAGTGAAGGTTCCGATGCCCGTGTACTTGCCTGACAAGTTGCTGTTATCTGCGGAACCGGGGCTTGTCCTGATATTCAGATCCGGGATGACAACTCTGACCAGAAAAGGAACAACGGGGAAGGGGGAAGCGCCGGAACCGGTGAACCGGTCAAAAAATGTCTGACCGGATGCAGCCCGCTTTTCCTCTACAGCTACACTCTGATCCCCCGGCTGTTCATACTTATGCAGAACAATGTCTGACGCTTCCCTGACGGATGCGGCGCTGTTCAGTACGGTCATAACAGCTTTGTACCCCTGTAACTCCTGCCACATGAAAGCCAGCTGCATATTCAGATCACCGATGGAAGTACCAGCTGCCTTTGCATAGTCCAGCAGGGCCTTTTTCCGGCTCCAATACGTCCACTGTACCAAACCATAACCGGCCTTGTCTGTAACAAAATCAGGGTAAGCCCCAGCATCCACAACGGCGGTGTAATCGGCATCCGAAATATTCAGCTTTTTGTTATAGCTGTTTTGCAGATTGCAGGGATCCAGCCCGCTTTCCTTTTCCAGATTCCCCATGATACCGGCCACGGCGTAATCATTCAGCCCTTTACTTTTCAGGAAGTTCCAGATCACGGCGGCATTGTCTACAGCTGCCGGTTCTGCTGGTACAGCTGCGGAACCCATAGCAGCCTTGACCGCTTTTCTGAATCCGTCCATAGTATACCCCATGTTCAGCTGATTCCATAAATGAACCGGATCGCCGTGATTGCTGGCAATCCCCCGTTTGTGTCCTTCTTCGTGGGAAAGAATAACCTCATCGGCCAGCGGATCAAGCCTGAACCGTTCACACAATTCAGCGAACAACTGAACAGCGCTTTCATATGTGCGCCTGACTGCGGCCCGTGCTTCCTCTACATTGGAACAGGTAAAACGTGCGCCGCCCGTGTATCTGATACAGGCCGGTTCACACATTTCAACACCGATATGCGTATTATTGCCGGATCCGTTTGGCCCGGATCCACAATGCCATCCCCGATATTCCCACGGCAAAGTTTGGTAAACGTCCCCGGTATTTGCGTCAATGAACGCATGGACACACGCAGACTTGTCAGCACTGTTCCAGCTGTTTACAAATACCTGTGCGGAAGGCTGCGGGCAGCCCACGCTATGAAGCATTAAGCCGCCCTTTGTATTCTGCTTTGCTGCCTGATAACAGCGGTTCCTTGTCAGGAAATGTTCAACGATCTTCACTGGTGATCACCTTCACTTTCTGCTTTGCTTTTCAGCACTTCGATGGCCTTTGTGATAACTGCGGGAATGGGGATCCCCATAAGACCGGCATTTTCGATAATTGAAATAGTTTCATTTGCGATAAATGCGATCACCACGGCATCCCTGATAAAGTTGGAACCCATGACCAGATCCAGCCGACACGCCACCAAAACCACAAGCAAGGTCACGCCTTTTCTGCAAAGACCTTTCCATCCTGCTGTGCTTTCCAGTGCGCCGTTCTCTGTCTTTTCACTGGCCTTAAATACCCCGGCAACGATCAGACCTGTCACATAATCAATTCCCATGAAGATCAGCAGCGTCACCAGTGCGGCATCCCAGCCCCCGAACAGGGAAGCGATCCAGCTTCCAACTACACCGATAAAAGTTAAAAGTTTCATTTTCATGTCTTTCCATCCTTTCTGCACACGAAAAAGGCACCCGTCTGACGCTCATATAACGTCATATAGGTGCTTTAACGTGTGTCTTTGATAATTTGTCCATGTAGCTGAAAAAATCAATCTGCGGCCAGTTCAGGCACTTCCATGTCAATCAGAACTTCCTTGACCTGTTCTTTCAGCTTTGCCGGAACATCACCATAGGTTTTCTTGCCTTTGATGATCAGCAGCGCATAAACGATTGCCATATTATCCACCCCCTTTCCCAGTATGAAATAAAGCAGGACTTCCAGCAGGATCATTTTGTGTCACCCGCCAGCAGCGCCTTGACTTCCTTCTGCAAACTTTTGGGAACGTCCTTGACCGTCTTTTTACCCTTGCGGATCAGGTCAGCATAAACCTTTGCCATCATGCTCATTATTCTGCACCCCCTATCATTTCAAAAACTTCTGTCAATGCCATCTGTGTGCTGGTCAGTTCTTCCGACATACTGGACAGATTCTTTTTCAGTGTGTCGTTTTCACTTCCGATCAGCTGAATGTATTCGTCAGGTTCATATACAAATTCGTGATACTGGTACACGTCCCCGGCGTTCTCCATTCCCTCCTGCGGCTCCACCTTCTGTATATCCTTGTGGACATACACCGCATCCGGCATAACAACCACCGGAACGGCAAAGGCGGCACTTCCCTGTCTGATTCCTAAATCTTTCATGCAGCTTTCACCAATCCTTTCTTTTCTAGCTTCTTTCTATATTTGTTGATTTTCACAACCTTATTCTTTTTCCCGTCAGCAATAACTTCTTCATAGTACCGCATCAGGGACGGCGCAACCGGTACAATATATTTTTCTTTCAGCCTGTAGCCGTTGCACATATCCAGCCATCCACAATATGAATTAGCTGAACAAAATTCTGAATAACTGATCAGAAGTCCGGCTTCCTGCTTTTTCTGAATCCGGCGCATTATATTTTTAAACTTTATACAGGTTCGTTTCCGTAACAGCGTGTAGCCGTGGAAGCAGCGGAACCCTATAAAATCAATACCACGGACATCTACAGGAAAGACTTGCCAGTTGTCTTTCAAAACAAGGTTCAGACGTGTTTCCAGATATTCACCCATCTTTCTTCTGACCTCATGCAGCTGTTCCTTGCTGTCCGATAATATGATAATGTCATCCATATACCGCACCACATACCTTTGATGCAGTTCTTCCTTCAAATAGTGGTCAAAATATGCCAGATAAAAATTCGCAAGGTATTGTGAAAGATAGGATCCAATCGGTACACCAGTACCGGGAACACTGTCAACAATTTTATACAATAGTGAAAGCAGCCGCTGGTCTTTAATCTTGCGGGCCAGCAGCTGCTTCAAAATATCGTGATCTATACTAGGATAGAATTTTCTGACATCAATTTTCAGACAGTATTGTGTACCGGGTACATCTTCCAGATACCCATGAAGAAGATCAAGGGCCTTGCTGATCCCTCTGTCCTTTATGGATGCACAGGTATGAGTGCAAAACGTTTCCATGAAGATCGGTTCAATCTGTAGCATGATCGCCCATTGAATGATCCTGTCTGGAAAGTATGGAAGTTTTTCAAGTTCTCGTTCCTTGCCTTTGTCATTGATGATCGACACCGTGTATTCTGACACTTCGTAAGTATCATTCAGCAACATTTCCTGAATTTCTTTCAGGTACTTGTCAGGATCCTGATCAACCATCTTGACTTCTTTATAAAACAATTTATCTTTTCTGGCATTTCGGTGTGCTTCCCGTAGGTTTTCCATGGCGCAAATTTTATAAAAAATATCACCATGTCTTTTCATGCAACACCCCTGATGTTTTCCGTCCCCTGAACGTTCGCTTCTGCTACTAATACAGATAACGGGATTCTTTGTGTTTTGCCTAGTGGCAGGGTAGTGGAAGTTCACCGTGTTTAAAAAATATCTATTGTGGAAAACAATAGGTGACACCCGACATTCACATTCGATAACGAAAAAGTATTATTCACATTCAGTTGAAAAGTGCCTGCATTAAGAGCATTATTCCAATTACCACTGAAAATAGTAAGACAGGACGTATACAAATTAGTATAATCGTTTTTTTTTTTTGTCTGTTCTTTAATGGCAATAAGTGAATGTAAAAATCAACTTTATGTCATGCTTTCACTACCCGGTTTTTAGTTATATTAAAAAGCCGCTTTTTAGGCGGCTTCTTCCTCTGTTTCCTTCGGTTCCTCTTTGTGCATAAACATCAGGCGACACCCGACACCCACACTCGATAACGAAAAAGCATCATACACACTCAGCTGAAAAGCGCCCGCACTAAGAGCACGAATCCAATCACCACCGAAAATAGCAAGACGGGACGCATACAAAAAAGCATAATCGGTAAAATAGGTGCTGTCTGATCCTGATACGTCACGGGCTGTAAAACCTGCATCGCTGCCGCCCTGCGGTAACTTCATATAGTTCGCAATATTCGCTGTCACACCGCCGTTTCCGTTATTTTTATAGCCGGTTCCGTTGGTGACAAAGTTCTTTGCAATATCGCAGGTCATCACGTTTCTGTTTGCGTCAGAAGTCAGGCCGTCAATAAATTCCCAATAATTCCCCCAAAAATCTTCAAGGCCCAAACATTTCACCTGATGTTCCTGATCGGTCATATAGGCCGGGGCAGAAGTGCGGATCACTTCACTGTCAAAACCATACGCATTTGTACCGCCAGTATTAACGCCAGCGCTGTGACTGCTTTTCACATATCCGGTTCCCACAGCCGCCTGACTGTTTAATGTACCATGACTGATAATGAAAAGGCACTGCATCAGTTTCAAGCTGCCATATGTGCGCTGCTGATAACCTGCGCCCCTTGCCCTGCACCATGTTCTGAATGTGTCAATGGTCTGTGATACGGTGACGGCTTTTCCTGAACTGGAATATGCTTTATTCCCGGAACAGTGGCCTTTATAAACACCAATATAGATCCGGTCACAATCGCTATAGCTGTCAAGGCTGAAAGCGTCATATTTGAACGCTGCGTTGTCCGGTTCATTGGTCACGGACACTTTCAGCAGATTCTTTCCAGCGTTCAGCCATTCAATACTGTAACCCACCCTGTAGGGAATTTCCAGCATGACATCATTCCCCAGTGTGGTAATGTCTGCGGCTGTCCTGTCTGCTTTCTGTGTGTAATTATCAGGATTCAGGTAATACAGCACTTCCCCATTTTTCAGGACACAGGGCCGCATATCCTTAAAAATCGGCATATCACGCCATGACGCAAAACTGTGTTCCATACCTTCCGCATCGTCCGCATAAGTGATCATTTTATCCGGTGCAGACTTTGAAAAATCAATCAGGGCAGAATACACAACCGCAAGCGTCATTGTGACACTGTAGGCATACATGGAAGGAACCGGATGGATCTTGACCGTGCCAGTTCTGGAACCGTCTGACGCACCGATCAAACACTCACCCATGAAATTACTGTCAAAGGTGATAGCTGCGACACCGCCCGCAAAAGTTCCCGTCCTGCTGTGGCTTCCGCATACCAGTGTGATCATCTTCCCGTTCAGCTTTTTGTCAGCCGTGGTCACGGTCAAGTGATACAGTTGCAGATCCACACTGTAGACACCCACACTTTCCCCTGATACGTTCAGGGAAGCGCTGGCCGTGTTCGTACCATCGGAAGCGGTCACTGTAACCGCCCCGGAAAAGGAAAAGCGGATCTTTGCCGTACCGTCATTTCCGATTGTCCCCGTTGCGCTGTCCGTACCGTTGGAAACGGTCACTGTACGTCCATATAAGCCCGTTTCAGCCGTTTTCACGTCTATACGGTTATATTCTCCCCTTGTGTCCAGTTCGGCGCTATATGTGGCGTAATTCGTGACCGTGACAGTGGTTTCAGCTGTGGCCCCTTCTTCCGTGGATGCAGATACCGTCAGATTGCCATTGATCAGTATGCCGGTTATCATACATTCACCAGTGTAAGACATGGAACCGGTCAGCGTGGTTTTGCCATCCGTCACTGATACAACACGCCCATACAGGGCCGGATCTGTGGTCAGCACCCTGATCGCCGCACCGCCTGACGCTGAATCTGTCCGGCGCTTGATCTCATTGATTGCATTAACAAAATTGTCTTTTGCTATGGTTTCAAGGTCTTTTGTATCGCCCAGCGGAAGATCCCCGCCCACAGCCTTGACCACATCTTCATGTGTCACGCTTTTAGTCCCGGAACCGTCCCCCATTTCCACGGCGTACCGGCTCCCAGCAGGTACGGTCTGCGCCTGTGGTAAATCAAAAAAAGTTTTTCCTTCATTCATTGTCGTGTTACCTCCTGTTTCATTTATTACAACCGCAGATCGGCCAGCCGATCAGCAGCGGTTTTCCTGTACTGTCTGTTATGAAATCATTCTGATCCGTTTTCAGCTTCGCCCGTACCATGCCACTGATCAGCATACTTTGAAGATCCTGAACCTGTGCTGTCAGTGCGTCAGTCTGGTTCTGCAAGGCCCCGGCTGCATCTTCGCCCAGCGTCCCCTTGATATGCTCAAACCATTCAAGGAAAGCCGCTTCATTTGTGGACTTGAAAAGAATTAGCTGCTGCGTGATTGCTAACAGGTCATTGTTTCCTTTCGTTTCAAGTTCAGTCAGATATTCAGACAGTTCAGCGGAATACTGATCATGAAGGTTCTGCCCCTGCTGTGAAAGCGTGGTATAAAAGTTGTTCATGGTGGTCAGTAAATTGTTATATGCGTCTGTGCTGTCCTGTTTCAGCGTGGCAATATACTGTGATATGTCATCCGTGAACGCTTTGAAAGCGTCAGCCGCCATCTGTGTGAACTCTTTATAGCTGGTGTTGGACTTGTCAACAAATTCTTCATAGAATTTATTCAGCTGTTCAAAGAAAACAGCTGTGTCAAGATGGTCAATCAGCTGCGTAATGTAGCCACAAACGGCGCTGTCTGGCCGTGTGTCTGTGATACTGCTTTGTGTGATCACTTTCTGCCCTGCGGTCAACCGGATATTTGCAAGGCATAATTCAAAATAGTCACCGGCTGCTGGCCGGATCAGTTCAGGCGGTACAGGGTTAGCCGCTTCTGTACCGGTTTTTATTAAAATTTCAACCATTCTTTCCAGATAGTTGCACCGCATAACAACCCGGTCAATTCTGTTATACTGCTGCGGTGCTGATTCTATGGTTAAATGGTCAACTTCGTCATTGTAACAGAAGTGTCCCTTCACCATACCAAAACCCGGATCCAGTTCAAGGTTCAGGCCATTCCCCGCAGCCCGTACCCGGAAACAGTTTGACGGAAGGGCAAGAACCCCGTCACTGACTAAATTAGCAAAGAGAAGGGCGAACAGGTCAGACGTTTCAGCCCGGTCAAAAATCGGCATCCCCTCATCGTCTGTCCCTATAATTTCTGAATCGAAATATCCAAATCTAAAAGCCATTTTTATGTTGTCTCCTTTCTGATAATCTTTTTAAAATCCGTTGCGCTGTCATTCCCAAAAATAACGCTCAACGTTCTTTTGGAACCTTCCAACACTTCCTGAATTTCAGTGATCCGTTTTGAACATTCTATATTCACATCGCTGTACCTGTAAGTACACAGATCCCCTAAATCATAGTCAGTTCCGTAAATGAGATTAGCAGCAGGATCCACATCACTATCAACCTTTTCAATGCCCGCATAGTCAGCCAGTTTTTCAAGACCACGCTGAAACAGCAGATCCCTGTATTGTGCATCCGTATAGTTTACATTGTCGGAATGTTGCTGCAAGTCCCTAGCATCAACCCACAGTTCCCGGCGTTCTTCGTCAGGACTTTGCCGGATGTCCACTTCAACCACCTTCCGGGCGGATCCTTCACCTTCTCCGGCCACATATGCCACATTTTTGCAATCCGATTCATCCCGGTCATACTGTGCATTTTTTATGTTCCTGAAGCTGTCTGAAAAAATCGCCCAGCTGTTTTCTGTCTGTGTGTCCGTGCGGTCAAGGCCCTTCCAAACCTCATATGTCAGCGTATTTTCCAGATAATCAAAAACAAGGCGCTGTGACATTTCCTGTGTTTTCAGCGTGTCATATAAGCGATCCCCCACATTGTCCCCGGTATTCTGCAAGGCGATAGAAGTGCCGCCGCCTTGCAGCTGTCCCAGCTGAATGTGTTTGATCTTCCTGTCTGCGTTGGCCGGATTGATAATATACTGATCAATTACCCCACGGGCCAGCGCTTCCGGTGTCCCTGTCCGGTTAAAAGTGGGGTAGATCACGTTATTGTTCAGCAGGTGTTCAGCAAAAAAGCCTTTACAGTATGCTGTTTTCTGGCTTTTATCTCCACGCATGAAATTGACTTCCCGGATCACTCCCAATTCCGTGCGGTCATTCCTGTACAGATACCTGCCGCTGTTGATCAGGTCAAAATATTCAGCCGGTACATGAAGTTCAAATATACCGGGGCTGTAATACCTGCGATACCATAAAAGCGTATTGAATACCCGGATGGATCCCGTTGTCTGGAAGCTGCTGTCAAATATAATAAACTGCATAATCACACCCCCAAATATTTAGGCCGGTAATATAGATTCACGTCCAAATTCGTGTAATTTTCATCAGCGTCATATTCAAGGTAATTGTCCCCAACTTCCAGTTCAAAAGGTTCTGATCGCCGGTCAATGTGGTGGTAGAAGTTCACCCCGTTCAGTTCAATGACCTGATGGCGTGGGTTCGTATCTATCAGCAGGACATCACCGGCCACCATATCACACACAACCCGCATGAATTGACCAGTCTTTACGCTGGTGATTTTCGGATTCTTTACAGTTCCCCGTTTCGCTACAAACTGAATCTGAACACCTGTTGAAACGTCCCCATCGTTGGCAAGCACAACTTCCTTGTGCAGCGTCCTGTAGCCCATAATCATGCCGCCCAGCATTAACCCCCTTGCTTTCTCCGGGTACTGGTTTTTATTTGTGGCCCGTCTTGCTAAAGAGTGCCACGGAAAATGAAACTGCTTTGTATAGTGGGCCATGTTCTTACCAAAATTATCAACATTCAGCATATAAGGATCCGGACATATCAGATCCACAATGATCCCCAGCCTTGTGTCAAGGTTCCGCTGCTCCGCAAACGTCCATCCTTCCAGTTCATATTCAATATTCCGGGAAATCCCCATATTTGTGATCAGGGCTTTCCCGGTATACTTAGGGTTAAAAAATTTAATGACCGCAGCCCGGTTTTCCGGGTTATTGCGGCCACTTTTGAATTTCGCTTCAATGTGGATGGGGCGCTTGCCTATTTTCTTACCGTCTACAGACACCCCATCCACCAGTGCATTGTCTGACGTGCTTATTTCCAGTTCGGAAGATTCAAGGCCGGAAACTTTGGTTATGTCAATATCAAGTCCCGGCCCCATCGCCAGCGTTCTGCCGTTGCACGTCAATTCAATTTTTAATGTGTTAATTGTCATTACTTCACACCCCCGGCCATCTTCCTGAACGCTTCCCGCTGTGCCTTTGCCGTTTCTGCTGGTGTTGCTACAGGTACATGGTAGTTGTTTTCCTGTTCCTGATGATTGTCATTATAGACAGTGGTTCCCCCATTGTTCAGGGCCTTTGCATCCCCAAAACTTGAAGCGTTCAAAGAAACTTCATTCATGGAAGCGTCCACGGTTCCCTGCATAGCTGCCAGAAGTTCCCCGGCCTGTGCTTCCATTTCCCGCAACGTTTTAGGCATTGACTGTTTCACGCCCTCTACAGTTCCGGGCATTAGCCAGCGTCCAAATTCATCACGGAACGCCTTTGAAGGGGAATTTATACCCAGTGCGTCCTTTGCGGCATCCAGCAGACTGTTTGCAAGGCTTGAAACCTTATCTTTCAGCCAGTTCCATCCTGAACTGATACCGTTCCAAATACCGCTGACTATATTACTTCCTACCTCTGCCATTTTGGAAGGTAAACCGCTGACACCGTTGACCACGGCATCAAACAGCCCTTTAGCAGCAGCGGCCCCTTTGGATGCCAGTTCGCTGCCCCATGCGACAACCTTTGAAACGACATTTGACAAGTGCGTTGCAACTTTTCCCGGTAGTTCTGACATAAGGGAAACGATGCTTGAAATCATGTTTGTAATTGCCGTTTTCGCACTGGAAAGCATCTGCTGTCCCCATGCTGTCACCTTCGTGACGGTATTGACTAACCACGTCCATACCTTACCCGGCAATTCAGAAATCAAGCTGACAATGGCTGAAATCATATTGCTGATTGCGCTTTTTGCAGTATTCAGCATTTGTTGGCCCCATGCGGTTACTTTCGTAACTACATTGACAAGCCATGTCCAGACCTTCCCCGGAAGTTCAGACAGCAGGGAAATAATGCTGGAAATCATGCTTTGAATCGCATTTGTGGCCGTGGTCAACATCTGCTGTCCCCATTGAACAGTTTTTGTCACCACATTAACAAGCCATGTCCAGATTTTACCGGGCAGCTGTGCGATCAGGTTTACAGCTGTGTTCACCACGTTCTGAATTATGTTCTGAACGTTGCTGAACATTTGCTGTCCCCATGCTATGATCTTCTGGACTGTCTGATCCAGATATGCGGCCAGTTCTGCGGGCATACTTGCGATGCCATTGACTAGCCCCTGTACCAAATAATCACCCTGTTCAGCCATTACGGTTGAAGGGCTGTTAATACCGAAAAATGACTTGATCCCGTCCAGTATACCGGAACCCAGTTCACAAGCCGCATCCCATACTGCGCTGATTCCACCGATCAGGCCGTTCACAATTCCGGCTATAATATCCGGTACGGCTCCGGCGATACCTACCACAATTTCAGGAACCGCTTCAATAATCTGCCACAACAGATCCTTTGCTGCCGTGAATATCTGCGGGATGGCCTGTGCTAAACCTGTAGCAATCGCCGTTATGATCTGCGGAAGGTTTTCAGCAATCGCCACCACAATATCAGGGATCGCTTCAATAATCGCCATCAGCAGCGTGATGGCTGCTTCTAACAGCTGCGGAAGCGCACCCACAAGCCCATTGACAAGCGCCGTTATGATCTGCGGCAAATTATTCACGATTGCCTGAATGATCGTGGGAATAGCGTCAATGATACCCATTAACAGCTGAATTGCTCCGTCAACGATCAGCGGTATGTTCTGCGTGAAAAAGTCAATGATTGTGGTTATCAGGTCAGGCAACGCTTGCAGTAATTTTTCTATGATAACGGGCAGCGCATCCAGTATTGCCATGAATAACTGAATAGCACCTTCCAGCAGAACGGGGATCCCGTCAACCAGACCTTGCACCAACCCCATGACCAGCTGCAAGGCAGCATCCACCAGTGCCGGAAGATTTTCAACCAGCGCCAGCGCTATGTCTGACACAATGACCGCCGCCTGATATATCAGTGTGGGGAGTGCGCCCGCAATCCCTTCTGCCAGCGCTACAATAATATCAGCACCGGCTTGTAGAATATCCGGCATCCAGTCAACAATACATTCCACAATGTCAGTGATCGCCGTGGAAGCTGCCTGAACCATCTGCGGCGCACCCGCAGCAATTCCTTCTGCCAGCTTGCCGATCAGGACTATGGCCGTTGTCCATATCTCACCAACACAGGACATCAGACCAGTGACAAGTGACGTGATCAAACTTGCGCCTGATTCCCCGATCCCCGGCGCACTTTTCAGGCCGTCACAAAAGGACATGACCAGACTGACGGCGGCTTCAATGACCGTTGGGGCCGCTTCCGCTATCCGCTGGACTATCTGCGCCAGAACGTTACCGAACGCACCCACAAGGCCCTGAAAGCCGCCCTCATTGAACGCATCCTGTAATTGCTGAACCATCCCCTGTGCTTCTTTTACAACGTCCTTTGCCGTGTCCTGCATGGTTTCATACAGGGAAACCCCTAAACCTTCAAGGCCGGATTGCAGAATAGTGATCTGCCCCTGTAAATTGTCCTGCATGATTTCAGACATTTCAGCGGCGGATCCGTTGCAGTCATTGATTGCGCCGGACAGTTTTTCAAAATCTTTATCTGACGCATTGACGATTGCCAGCAATCCAGACATGGCTTCCTGACCACCCAGCATAGCGGCATAGCTGGCTTTTTCGTCCTCTGTAAGACCAGAAAAGCCTTCCCGCATATCGCCCACAATTTCAGACAGCGGTTTCATTTTCCCGGAACTGTCCGTTATGGACAGGCCCAGCGCATCCATCGCCGCCTGTGATTCCTTTGTGGGCTTTGCAAGCCTTGTCATAATGGAACGCAGGGCAGTACCGGCCTGTGAACCCTTAATACCGGCATTTGCCATAAGCCCGATGGCCGTGGCCGTATCTTCCGCAGAATAGCCCAGTGAACCGGCCAGCGGTGCAACATATTTGAATGTTTCACCCATAAGGCCCACATTCGTGTTTGCGTTGCTGGAAGCTGCCGCCAGTATATCAGCAAAGTGTGTTGAATCGGATGCAGACATACCAAACGCTGTCAGGGCATCCGTCACAATGTCGGAAGTAGTGGCAAGATCTTCACCGGAAGCGGCGGCAAGGTTCATAATACCTTCAATACCGCCCAGCATTTCCTCTGTTTTCCAGCCGGCCATCGCCATGTAGTTCATAGCTTCGGCTGATTCCGTGGCGCTGAACTTCGTCTTTGCGCCCATCTCTTTGGCTTTTTCTTTTAATTGTTCAAGGGCTTCACCGGAAGCGCCAGACACGGCCTGAACCTCTGACATCCCCGCTTCAAAGTCTGAACCAACCTTGATCGCAGCCCCGCCCAGTGCCGTGACAGCAGTAGCAGCCCCGCCCAGCACTTTACTGGTGACTGAAAGCCCTTTTTGTGCAGCGCCCCCTATTCCGTCAAGCCCTTTTTGAAAGCCTGAACTGTCTATTTTCGTATCAAAATTTAATGTTCCGTCATTACCTGCCATTTACAAAACCTCACTTGATCAGCTGTGAAATGTCACCCCCGTTCGCAAGGATGGCTTCCATTTCCTTTTCAAGCCTTATTTGTTCAGCAGGTTCAGGGATCTTGTAGATCCGTTTCATGCGCTGATAGAACCTTTTCTTTTCCTTTGGCATCTTCGCTGGAATTTCCATAGTGCGGTACGCCATGATCTTGCAGAAAAGAACCGTTTCCGGCAATCCTAAAAATAAGGCTCGAAATTGCCACCAATGAAGTCTGTTCTTTGTCAGGTCAATTCCATATGTTTCAATAAACGCAGCGTAAATATAACCGGCATCATGCTCATAAGAAAACGGCGGATCCTTACCGGAAGCGCCCCCTTCCGTTTCAGATCCCGCCGTTTCATCAGCACCGCAGCGGTAAAACCACATGATCCCGTTCAATGCTTCTTGTACCGTGTCCATATCACCCAGCAGCGGAAAAACAGCATCCCCATAGTACAGTTTCAGAACCGTGTTCAACTTTTCATTATCCGGCATGGCCGGATCACTCAAAGTCTGTTCAAAAAGAATACCCGTTCTGTAGTCTGTATCTATGGGGATCTCAACGTCTGCCACAATGACGGTACAAGGCAAGTCATCCATTAAGACATTCATGTGCGGTTAGGCTGGTTTCTCTGTTTCTTCTGGTGTCCCTGCATAGACTGAAAACTGTTCTGACGCTGCGTGTATTTGTTGGAAAAATCGTTGAACTGTTTCTTTTCAGCCCTCTGTGCTTCCTCAATTTTGGCCACCGCTTCCAGATGCACCATAACATTTTTACTGCCCTGAAAGATACTGTCAGCAGTACCTTCACCGAACGCTGTATTAAAAAATGTTTCAATCGTCTGGTTCATCGCCTTGTACTTTGCCGCAACCATGCCCTGCATAGTTTTACTTGCATTGATTCCTTCCCGCATTGTAAAAATAGCCGGTTCAAATACTTCCATGAAATCCGCATCCATGAAATCCGCCTGCAAAGTTACTCCATTGATTTCTATATTCATTTTCTTCATCCTTTCAATCACCACAGCATATAAAAACAGCGCAAGGCCGTGGTGATACCCTGCGCTGTCCTGAACGTCCACTGTCATTAGATCAGTTGTCGTTTTCAGCAGTTGTCAATATGGTTTTCGTGTTACTCTGTAGGTGCTGCGGGTTCTCCGTCAAGATCAAACTTCCCTTTGAACTCCCCTTCTGTGAAAGTCATGCTCACGGTGTCAAACTTACCAAAAACCGGATCGCCTACAGCGTGGAGAGTACCGGAAGCGTTGATCTTCTGTCCCCCGTCCCCGGTGAAGTCGCTGACTTCATTTGACACGGTAAACTGACGGGCCGTGTATTCAGCTGCCGTCTTTGACGGTGTACCGATGGGGTTAAAAAGTTCAACCCGTACATAGGTATGCTGTGCAGCTTCCCCTGTGTGGTGATCCCGTCCGTCCTTCCACAAAGTATAAAGCGCTTTCTGTGCGGGAACAGCGTCAAATTCATAGGGAAATTCTGTTTCATACCCTATAATGTCAGCGCTGGACGTGGTTTCATTGATATAGGTGGTGTTGTCGCTCTGTGCGCCGGGGCTTTCGTCTAACTTCGTAAAGCCGATCCCGCACAGTTCCATCTTTCCGTTTACTTCCAGATAGTCAGCGATCATGTTACGGATCAGCGCACTTCTGCCGCCCGTAAAAAGCTGTAAATCAAAATTTTTCATTTTTCGGTGCCTCCTTGAAATATTGTAGTTGCAGCTGAACCTGATAGAAAGCATTTTCCATCGTTGCGTCCAGCATGAACCCCGGTGTCAGAACGGTTAGGGCTTGCGCTTCGCACCCTTCCGGCATTTCAGGAAGGTTCCCGATCATGCTTTGTTCTTCCACCCAGTTGCAGAAATCTTCATAAAAACTTTCATTCTGTATTGCCAGAATCCGATCCATTGAATAGGCTTCCCGGCTGTTGAAATTGAACTGGTACTGTCTGATACTGGAACCATCAACATAAGTTCGTACAACCGGGGAAGTCATCCCCGTTTCAAGCGCATATTCCACGGGTTCACTTCCCAGCGCATCCACCCGGAAAACTCCGTCTTTCAGAAGGGGACACTGTAAAAAATAATCTGTCAGCCCTTCAATGATTGACTTGACCAAACTTTTACCCCCTTTCCGCAGCCCTCTGAATGTCTGCTTTGTGCGCTGTTTTCATGCGTTCAAACCATTTAGCGCCCCGGCGTGAATCATAAGACCGTGACTGTGCCGTTTGGTAATACTGAAAACGTGCGTATGGTGTCGCATACTGAACATTTCCGCTGCCGATCACGGTTCCGATTGTCCCGGAACGTGTCAATGTCCCAGTACGGAAGGGGATCAGCGGCGCACAGTACCGCAGCACTTCACTGTCAACAATTTTCTGTTTTCTGCTGAACATGGCGCTGCGGTTCCGTCCAAACGTACTTGACCAGCATAATTTGACGCTGCCGCCCACGAAATTGATCACCCGGTTCACCGGTGTGACAATGTTGTGTATATCCATTATTTACCCCCGATCCGCCAGTGTCTTGTGTACAGGCTGCCCCCTGACGTGTCATCGGCGTATTCCGTGACACGGATCAGGTCAAGCCCCTGTTCCTTTGCATATGCAGATATTTCATCCTCACCCAGCAGGGGATTGTCACCGGCATATTCACCCCGGACAACCAGATCCCCCTTCTGTATTGTCCAGTATTTTGCTGCTTCTTCATTGTCCAGCTTTGCATAGTTCAGATCCCGCATATATTCCCGGTTATCCTGAACCACGGCGATCAGGGGAACCCTGATTTTATACTGAACATCGTCACTCCACACCCCATTGTCGGCCACTTTAGATCCTTTCCCTTCGACATAGGAAACGCCCCTGATCACCGTGGGGATATAGATTTTTCTTCGTGTCGCTTTATCCGTCCTGCCATTAAAGACAGTCACAGCATCCACATTTGTGATCATGTTTACACCCCGCTTTCCGTGAAAGCCAGCCAGTAGGAAGCAGCCGGATCCGGATCACCTGATACATACAGCGTTTTACATAGTCATCCGCTGTTTCCCCGTCTTTACGGGCCACAACAAACGACACAGAAAGGCCGTCTTTGCTTTCGGACTTGACATTTCCACCTTCCGCTGTTTCCCTGACTGCCATATGATAGGCATCCGCAGCAGCACAGACAGCGCCCTTTATAGCGTCAGCCTGTGCCGTATCTGCGAAAATATCACCGTTCAGGTATGTCAGATACCGGATGTACGTTTCAGCTTCCTGTTCAGCTTTCTGGAAAGCCCCTTCTGACAGGACTGAACCACTGAACACGCTGGAATAATATTCAAAATCAACGTACATTTCCGATCCCCCTTATCCTTCGTTCTGCTGCTCCAAAAACTCCGCAATAATTTCAGCTTTCAGTTCTTTGGTGATAACGTAACCTTTTGCAGCTGCCAGCGCCTTAATGTCATCCACCTTCATGCGGGAAAGCTGCGCTTCTGTATAAGGCCTATCGCCCTGTCCGTCATCCGCTGAATATGCTGCAACGGAAGCGCCGGATGCAGCGCTTGTCAGGATAGCAAACGGGCAGCGCTTTGTCTTATCGGGAACCATAGCATTGATGGGGTTCGGGATTTCCCAGCCCAAACGCATGACGGCCCGCAGCGCTACCATGTCATTCTGCATCAGGTTATACAGGATTTCACCCGTTGCCGGATCCTGAATCACACCCTGATCAAAAATCTTGAAAGTAATATCCTGACGGATGCTGTATGCCAGCTGTGAAAAGTCCCCGGAAATCATCAGGGCCTTGCTTCTGTCAAAGGCTCCGTTGCGGGGGAAGTTCATCGGGGAACCGTCCAGTGTGTAGGTCGTGCCGGTCTGCATATCAGACTTGAACACGGGCTGTCCCGTGGTGTCTTTCAGACCCCGCAGCTTTGCCCGCATGGTAATGTCAGCCATGTGGCCGTTCACAAAATAGCTGCTTTCCTCAACCTTTGCGATCACGCCACCTTCACCCAAAATAGAATCATACAGATCGGATCCCAGTGTCACAACAGCCCCGGCGCTTGTGGCCGTGGTCACAACGTCATCCCGCCATGTCTGCGGTTTATCCTGACCGAACAGAATAGCGCCGTCAATCTTCTGGCCGAACGCTTCGATCAGGCGGGGCCGTACTTCTCCCCAAATATCATAGTCAGCATCGTCAAGGACAGCTTCGGAAATCGGTACAATGACCGCAATTTCTTCTGCATAGATCACCTTTTTATCCCATGCCATCGTTGTCAGCTTCTTCTTTGCGGATCCGCCCTCACCGTTGACAAAGTACGCCACCGGAAGCAGGTCAAGCACGGGCATTTTATACTGCGCCGCTGTCATGTTTGCCAGCCTGCGGCCACGCTGTAACACAGTGGACTGTTCAACCACGCCCTGAATGATGTCGTGGCTTTCCTGTACCGGGATCAATGCTTCTGCGTTGCTTCTGGTGATAGCAGTACCACCGGTAAACAGCTGTAAATTAAAAAGTTTCTTGTTTCTGTTCATGTTCCTGTTCTCCCTTCTTTATCTTCCAAACGCTGAACGAATGGAAGCGTTGATTGAATCATTGACTGTCTGACCTGTGCCGGAACCGCCGTCAGGCTTGCCGGTGGAAACAACCTTCATTCCCTGTCCCGTAAAACGGGGATTCTCTTTCAGGAAAGCGTCAGCCGCTTTCCTGAAATCGGTCTTGTCATCCACCTGTTTGCTGACTTTGAAAAGCACATAGTCCAGATCGTCAGGCTTCACGCCTTTGTCACGCAGGTAGTTGGTGTTCTTCATTTCTTCCACCTGTGCCAGCGCTGCATCCCGTTCTTTTTCCACAGCTGTGACATTGGGCTGCTGTGCGGCCTTTTTTGCCTTGAAATCAGCAAGGGCAGCAGTAACTTCATCCTCACTCATTCCCTGACGCTTGAAGAAATCGGCCAGTGCCGCCTTTTCTGCCCGGTCAGCCCGTGCCTGTGCGATCTGTTCGGCCTGTTCATAACTGTAAGTTGCACCCCCGGCATTGTTCTGGCTGCCGTTGCCATTCCCGGCTGTTCCTGCACCAGCACCCGCAGCACCAGCGCCGCCTTCACCGCCGTCAGTGAAAAGCTGTAAATCAAAAAATCTCTTTCTCATGGTTTCTTCCTCACTTTCCTGTGATAGTCCCGTATTTATTGCCCCGTCAGGCATGAAAAAAGCACCCTTTTCAGGATGCGTCATTCACTCATTATAAAAATTCAATTACCGGGTATTCCGCAGCGATCCCGCAGATACCCAAAAACCATGTATCAACCAGCGCTTTGCCGGTGTCGTTTATGTTCTGCCACTCAATACAGATATTTCCCCCTTCTACGCTTTCATATAGCCCCATATGGGCGATTTCTTTCAGCCCCCTAATAAGTGTAAGGGTAAGGGCAGAAACGGCGCTACAAACAATATCTGAACCCCGTGGGGCCGTGTTTGCATGGCCTGATATATGGATCCTGTTTGGTGCTACCAAAACCGTGATCACAACTTCACCGCCTTTCATAGAAAAAGCACCGTCATTTGTGACAGTGCTTTAATAAACCGCTTCAATATCCAGATAACCCATGTCATAAACATCTTTCTTTGCGGAAACACATTTATTGATCATGTCAATCATTTCTTCTTCCGTGCGCCCGCTCATGGGGATAGTCGGGAAAGAATCATCAAAAGTATTTTCATACAGTTCTAACGCCTGTATCAGCTTATTGCCCATCTAGTTCACCCCTTTCAATATTTCAAGCATGGTTTCATAAGAGTTTGGCAGGTACTTTTTCACATATTCCAATGATTCACCGCCGCATACTTCCGCACTCATAATATTGGCCCATGCTTCCGATGCTGTTTCATACTGTCTACAGATAACTTTCGTTTTTGCCTGATTGCTGGCATCCAGCCCTAGATCCTTATACACCTGCTGCAAGTCTTTCTTCCTTGTGCCGCCTATCATTCTATCCATAGATTCCACAGCGGAATACTTACGGTTATAGTATTTTTCACCATGTCCCCAGCGGATCCTTGATTTTGGGAAAAGCCCGTCAATGGCATCCTGTACCCCGTTGCTGGCATTGTGCGCCGCAAGGTCAGCTTTTGCTTCTGCGGTCAGTATATCCCGGATGTGCTGCTTATCTTTACGCAAAGCAGCCAGAAACGCATCACTGGAACTTGCAACATTTGGGAAAGAACGGTCAAGGCCAGTTGCTTTCCTGACAGCTTCCATTTCATTGAAGGTCAGATTGCTGAAAGACACCTGTGAATCAAAGAAATGGCCGTATTCATGTGCAAGTGTGCCGTATTTATTCATATCACTGTATTTAGGGTAATCAAAGTTCAACCTGTTTTCCGCAGGATAGTACACACCGCCTGAACTTGTTTTACTGACACTGTTAATATTGTCAGCATACCCTTTATACAGTCTGGTAATGTTTTCATTTCTGTGGGTATTGATCATATTCAGGTATTCAGCGTATTCAGTGCCAGCCATGCCAGACTGTTTTAACCTGCTTAATTCCTGAATGGTTTCCCGTTTACCTTTCATTGTAGCATTGGCGGCGGCTCTCTGTCTAGCCCTTTCCTCACGCCTTGCCTTTTCCGCTTCACGCTTCAATTTCTTTTCCAGCTGTTCCGCTTGCCATTTCTTATATGTTCGCTGTGAAGGTGCTACACGGCCCCGCAGGTCATAATATATCCGTTCACGCTGTTCAGGAAGTTTGAACTTTTTACTGAACTCTGAATATTCATCAAGCATGGCCTGATATTTACACCGTGCGTTCAAAATATCGTCAGGATCAGCGCCGCCCTGTTTTAGCAGCTGCACCTTTTCCCGTTGCGCCCGCATCGCCGTTTCCATTTGCCGCTGTTTCTGCGTGGCTTCATAGGTATTGTATTCCTTCCCCCTGTACGGGATTTTCTGCGCTTCCTTTCTGTCCATTTCTTCCAGCCATTGATCTGAATAGTTCCTGACTGAAATCCCGTCCAGAAAAGGGTAGTAGGTATGACGGCAATTCCATCCCAGCAGACCGGGGCCGGAACCCAGCCCGCAGACATCTACAAGCTGCTGGTATGTCCAGACACGGCCCTGCCATTTTGCATGATCCGGCCTTGCTCCGGGATGCCAGTCAACTTCATATTTGTCTGTTCCCAGCGCTTGACCGTTCATTCTGGATATTTGCCCGGTCAGCTGTCCCATCCCGGTCAGCAGCGCCCGCCTGACGGCTACATCCACCCTGTTACTGTGGCCGGAAGCATAGTCAACCGTTCGCAGCCCGGAAGCGGTCATTTCTCCCACAACCTTGCGGATCATGGTGTTGTAATCAAAGGCCCCGGATGCCATCATGGTGATCGCATTGTCCAGATACCCGTTGTATATCTCTGACAGCGGTGTGAATACCTTGCGCCCGCCGCCCATGTCCACCATGAACCCCAGTGACTTGCTTATGTTGAAAAGTTCGTCATTGGATTGCTGGATCAGTGCATTGGTAAGTTG